ACGAATAATCCCGCCGCTAAACATCTGCTGTGGGGGCATCCCTTGGGGAGGCATTCCAGCGGGCATCTGAGGAGGCATTCCAGCGGGCATCTGAGGAGGCATCGCACTCATAATTCCCTGCTGGAGTATCTGGTCTTTGACCGTGCCTTGGTTAGGCTGTTGCTCTTCATACCGCTTCCGCATATCGGTACGGCGCTGAATCTCTGACACAACCAAAAACTGAGGCACTTGACCGCTAGGAGCCTGAGCCTCTTGCATCAACGACTGATCTGGCAGGCCCTTGATGATGTCTTCTGCTTCAAGAATATTCATTATCCGTTAACCTCCGAAAGCATTGTAAAGGCCGACACCTGCGATGCCCGATCCAAGCAATTGCTGAGTCATCGTCGGCGTGATGCCATAAGCCTGAGACACCTGCCCCGGTGCAATCGGGATGCCCTGCAACATAGAGCTGTAGAAAGACAACTGCTCCTTTGGATAGGCCTGCTGTCGCAAGAAGTCTGAATAGCCAATATCTAGACCCCGTTGCATCAACTCTCTTTCTATCTGACCTGCGGCCTGCATTCCCCTAAGCCGCTCCATCTCCATCTGCTGGCGTTGCATGGTGAAGTCGCCAAGAAGACCTGCCGCCGCCAGTCTCTGTTGGTCTGCGGACATAAGCTGTCCAAAAGCCGACTGACCCATGCTTGCGGCGGCCCTAGCCTGCTCCATGTTCATCTGAGCGGCGGCGGCCCTTCTCGCTTCGTCAGACTCAAATCCGGCCATAGCCTGCTCAAATGCTCGTTGAGACCCGGCAGTCTGGATATCCGCCATCTGGTCCTCAAGGTTTCTCTGTCGCTCGGACTGCATGATGGCCTCTCGGTAGCCACCCAAACTGCCAGACCCAGCGGCCTGAAGACCTATGTTCTGCCCCATGATCTCCGACTGACGCATGGCCTCGTCTTTTTCTCTGTTGACGACCATCTGCTGATAGGGGCTCATGTAAGGCTGTAGCTGGCCAACCATCGACTGGTAGCCATATGAAGGCATCTCCTGTCCACGACGAGTTGACTCCAGCATCGCCGCCGCATAAGGGTTTCCTCCGCCAACCTGAGCCGCTACCGATCCCGCCGCATCAAGCTCTGCTGGAGTGCCGGATACGCCGAGTTGCTGAAAACGGCGCATAGCCTCCTGTTCTGACGGCGTGAAATACTCAAGACGCCGATCACCGTAGGGAGTGTATGGAACCGCGCTCTCATAACCTACCCGCGTGAGTAGGTCACGGTAAAATGGTTCGGCATACTCCGGTAGATTTGTCTGAGTTACCGTTGATTCTGTAGGTCCGCCACCGCCGCCGCCCATATCTTAAACCTCGCTCTCTATAAATATTCTGTCGCCCTCTATCCCCACTCTAGAAAACAGGCGGGCAACCGACTTGCTAACTATCCCCTGAACGCTTTTCGCGCCAGCCTTCTTCAAAATTTCTTTTAGCTGGACAAAGCAGTCCTTCTTCACTATGAAATTTCCAGATATTGTCGTCAAAAACGCCGCTTTTTTTAGCGGGTAATCAATAAAACTAACGGTTGCCGCACCTTTCAGCGCCCCGTCCCTGTCAACCGCAACCAGAAGCATCCATTGTCCGGTTATCACAAAATGCTTTACATGCTCTATCGAATACTCTAGAGGCCGGGAAGATGACGAGGTAACCCGACTCATCCCTGACTCAATGAGACCCTCAACCTTGGGCCAAACAGAAAGACAATCAGGCGTCATTACTTGAAAAACGCAAATATCAGGGCTTAATTTCTTTTTCATAGAATGCTGACGACTTCTCGAAGCCGTCTTCCTGTAGCCATTTCCAGAACCCAAATCGGGCGACGCCTTCAACCCCATCACATCCTCCTTCTGCGGCGTAGCGAGTGATGCTTCCAAGCATTTCGCCGTACCACGCATCAAAGTCCTCACCCCCAAGAAAGTGCATAGCAAGCATTCTTTTTGCGGGGTATTGAATTACCTCAGTAGTTAGGGCCCCGTGGATTTTTTCTTCGTCAAGCGCTATCCACAGGTTTGTTCGTCCCACCATTAAGGATGCACAAAGATGCTCCATCGTCCAGCGACCTTTTGAGGTCTCGACGGCAGGCTCAAGATAATCCCTCACCTCCGTCCACAATGAGAAAACATGCTCCGGAGGGACGAGAGATATATTCATGCAGGCATCATCCTTTGGGCGTCAATAGCTGGCGCCTGCTCGGTTGTGCCGCCTCTGGCCATTCTGACTCTGGCCATCATTGCGTCTAGCTCTTGGGCTCCAGCGTCGGAGCTTCCATCGCCTATTCCTGACACGACATCAGCAGGCACAATATACTCACCGGGCGACACAGCGACAGGCTGTTCAGCGCCTATCATACCACCAACCATGTCGTCCATGCCGCCGCCGGGGCCTTCTATCATGCCCTGTGTCTGAGCATTTGGCTGTATTGACTGAAGAACCATGTCCCTTATCTGGGCAAACATCTCTGGCCCGTACTTCTGAACAAACATCTCAATAACCGCATCGCCATTATCGATCACGCCGGCTATCGCCGCCGCAACCATCTGGAACTCCTGCTCGGTGGGCATCGAAGCGCTAAACTCGGTGGGTATGTTTGCAACCCCTCCCTCAGGCACTGCTACCTCTCCCATCGGCGTTCTAATCGGAACTTCTCCGCCGGCCTGCATCTCAACAACCCCAATACGCTCCTTGTCCTCTTCCGAAAGCGGAGGATAGCCAAGTTCTAAATAGCGGCGATAGTCATAGTTGTCATCAGAAAAAACATTTTGATTGCCGCTGTTGGCCTGCGCTTGGAACTTGAGAATATATGCCTCCTGCATGTATTCTTTCTCTTCCGGGCTTAAGTCTGCGTATTCATCATCGCTACCACGAACAATGGTTGCTATGTTCTTTCCCGGCTCGATAATGTCGCTCTCGTAGGCTGGGCCTGCGGCAATGCCGCCCTTCGGACCGCCATCAAGCCTAGCGTCAGCGCCGGAGATAAGGCCCTGTAATGCGTTTTTGAAGCCGGCCAAGCCGGTTATGCCCCCGGAATCGCCGCCGAAGTACGATAGAGCCTTGGCTGAAGGGGCGCTGTACGAGCCTGTTTTGGAGCCAGTTTGCGACGATGTGGCTGACTTGGGCTGTGACGAGGATGTTGATGGGTATTGCTCTTCTTTGCCCCTGTCGAAATCATCAAGCGCACCGAAGGGGACCGTCTGAATCCCGTCGTATCCTCCCGAGTTGTAGAGGGCCATTGCCTCTTCAAAAGAAGCGGGAACCTGAAACCCTTCGGGTCTAAATCTTGGATCAACAATTAAGCCTGCCTCGTATTTTGCGAACCAATTTGATTCCGAATCTGTGAGAGGCACACCCCTTCTCACCTTGTCTAGAATATAATCTGAGTTCCTTCGCCAAGCGTCATACCTGTCTCCGTATGGAGAGTCTTCTGGGGGCTCTGGGTTGTAGGGATTTTCTGGCTCAGGGAGATTTGGAAATGGCGTTTCTGGGCCGCCCGGTCCGCCGGGTCCACCCGGAGGCTCAACAACCCCCGGCACATAACTGCCGAGCATGGTGTAGTAGTCACTAAGCTGTTGATTGTACGCCTGCCTGTCTAAAATAGGATCAAAGTAGTCGCCAGAGGACGTAACCCCTTCCTCCGTGGGGCGATACCCGCGATCAGGGATGAAGGGTGCGTTAGGGTCGTTTTGGAAGTAGGAGAACTCTGGCTCAAAACCTACCATATAATCTTTCGGAGGGGCCATAGAATACTGCCCCCTCAACCCCTGCTGAACCGAAACGGGGTCAAGCCCTACCCCGCCTCCGGGCATAAAGGTGAAAGCACCTCCGGCTTGACTTGCCAATGCCTCATAATCAACCTTTGGCCGACCGCCTGACTCAACAATCCCAAACTTTCGGTCTCGCTCCTGACGCTGGGCCTCATACCGGCCATAGTAACCCTCAAGAACCTGTTGCTCTTCTGGGGTCAATACCGTGCCCATTTCTGCCTTTTGGAGCACCCGTGATTCAAGGGGGCTGAGTCCTATGTCTTGCATCGGCGTGTCTTCACGGGTGGGTCTTGGGGGCCGGGCCGCTTCCTCATTCTCTTCTGGTTGGTTAGTATTACCAGCAAAGTTTGTTGCGCCGCCCTCAGCCATTCCCATTGTTGGGCGGTAGGGGATGATATCGCTCATAATCGAACGACCCGAACTCGGACCCATTGCTAGGTTTGGCTGTGCCGCCATTTGAGCGCCAAAAAGATCGGCATACGCCTGCCTTAGCTTTTCTTCTCTCTCTGCTTCACGAGCCGCCTCTTGCTCCTCAAGCTCGTCCTGAGCATCCATTTGCGCCAACTGGCCAGCGCCTATGCCAGAAAGCATCGTGGCCTGCATGGGGGACATGCCCTTAACTGTCTCGTCTAGGCGGTCAGAGAACGCCTCAAACCCGGACGGGCCAGCATCGGGAAGGCCAACGCCAGAGGCCTCGGCTCCTGTAGGGCTTACCATTGACATGTTAGGACCAACTCCAGCGCCCGGCAAACCGAGTTGTGCCTGAGTCGCCGCCGCCTGCTGTGATGACGCAGTCAAAGCATCATTAACTCCGGGGGCAAAGGCATCCGCTCCGCTGACAAGGGCCTCCCCTTTTGCCGAGGCCAGTCCGGCTACATCAATACCTGTTGTGGCTGACGCCATGCCTTCTCCCGCCGCGTCAACAACGCCAGAAGTGACTGCTTCCGAGCCACCTGCAAACAAGTCCCCGATACCGCCAGCAACTCCAGCGGTTAAGCCAGCCAAAAGGCCTCGCTTAATATCTCCGGTGATGGCCGCCGTTCCGATGCCGGTTAAGGCCGCAGTGCCCAGCGTCGAGAGGCCGGCGGCTCCCCCGATCATCCCCAAGACTGGAGCAAGCAATGGTAGAAACGCCTCTGGCTGTCCTGTTACGGGGTTGATGGTGAGACTGCCGGTAGGAGACAGAGACGCAATGCCCGCCACCTCTACTGGGTTCATGTGGACAAGCATGGTGTCGCCATAACGACCATGCTTTGCCATCTCATCCATCATCGACTTTGCTGGATATTGATTCATAGTTAACTCGTCTCTACACCAAACATGTTAAAGCTAAGGCCGGTTGAGCTTGCATACACCTCAACAATGTCGCCCTCGCTGATAGTCAGCCCGAGAACCGCTGTAAAGCTTTCTGCGGTCGCAACGGACTTGTCGTAATAAAGATACTGCTTGTTGTCGCTAGCCTCTCCGCCAACTCGCACACTAACCCTGAATGTCAGCGCTCCGCCCGTCCTATTACAGACAACCAAGGAGCTAACCGTTGTTTGCGCCAAGGATGGCACTGTATATAAGGTCGTCGGGGTTGTTGCTGGCGCGTCAACCTGACCAAGCACCTTGATCACATCAGCCATTACCGGCCCCCATCAAAAGAAACTGAAAACGCCGTATGGCTAGGGAAGACGGCTTGTCTATCTTTCTAATTGAGCGATCAAGGCGGGAATTAATATCCTGATCATTTTGCTCCACCGTTCGGCGCATCGTCTGCTCGTTTGTCCTGTCATACTGCTGTGGTGCTACAGGTAGGGGTTGAGTTGCCATTATCGCCTTCCGTCCGTTCTAATTCCGAAGCGCATATCTCCCAGTGACCACCCGTACCCAGCACCTGATGACTCAATTCTTATAACTGACTCGCGGGAGCGGGTTCTGACGTGAGATTGCGTTGTGTTACTGGTAATTTGTGAGGAGGAAAGATTGCGGAGGCTTTCTAGTGGAAAGTTCCGGCCCTTTATATCCACGGTCATCGTTGCGTCTTGAGTCACTCCGGTAAATGTGAAGTCGGGCACAATCCTGTTGATGTGCATAAACGAGTCTCCGTCACCGATGCCCACATCCCCGGACTCCACATACGCCGTCATTGGAGCGCCATCATCGTCGTATCCAAGCTCATGGTTATACAGATAATTACTCTCAAGATCTTGGATGTTATTTGAACCCGCCATCGGGTATTCTTTTGCTTCTGTTTGAGTGAAATAGCCCCTGTTCAAGGTGCCCACAGACCAAGCGTTTTCCATGTAGTTGAAGGTCACATAGTTGGTGATATCTTGATTGCCGACCTGATAAAACCACGTTACCTCGGAAAAGTCTGGGTTAGACCCAGCAAAAACCTTAAACTCCTGAGACCTGTCGATGTTATCAAAAACATACCTGTGAACACTGCAAGGTATTCTCTGGACAGAGCCGGAGTAGATGTAGAATCCGCCTCGATCCATAAAATAAACCGAATCCCCAACTGCCACTGCCGCGTTTGGACCGACAAATGCAACACCCTCGGCGACTGGAGTAAAGGCGTACACAAAGGGTGCGCCAACAAACCTCATTGATACAAGACCGCCGTCAGTGCTGACAAGGATCTCCTGCCTTGTTTTTTCGGCACCCACTATCCCTGTGCCCACAGAAAGAACTTGGCCGCCAGCGGAGTTTGTTGCCGACGGAAACCATGAGGTCGCGTTTTCTTGATCAGACCACCGAATCAACAGGGGATCTACGGAAAAATCAGGCCCAGAGGCGCCTATTGGTGTGGCTCCAAAGCATATTACATGCCTGTCAACATCCGAAACCATAACTTGCAATGCATTTTGCGGCGCAGAATTGTCACCAAGAGATTGTAGCGACACGGCCCTGCTGGAAAGCCCGCTTGCAAGTTGCCAGATATAAACGCCGCCCGCTCTGTTGTTGAATATTAAATTGTCACCAAAAGGATCTTGGCTGACTACTCTTAGCTGATTGGTTGAGTTAAGGTTTTCGCCGGAACCAAACGAGCCTTCTCCCCACGGGCTAACGCCCCACCCTGTGGATGATAGGTATTGGTTAAGGCCTGAGTTTACCTGATACTCAGCTTGGACAGAGCCTCCACCGTTTCCGGTATCTGATGCGTTTGCAAAAACCTCTGTTCCCGAAGTGTCAACAGCCGTGAAAGTGTAAGTGTCCGCCGTAAGTACCGATATTCGATATTCTTGATTAAGGACACTGCCGTCAATATTCCCACCAAGCCCGGATGCCGACGAAAAGGTGACAAAGTTATCTGTTGTTGCGCCATGCGATACGTCAGTGACCTCTATCAACGAAGATCCGTTTGTGGCCGAAAAAGTAGCCGTGCCGGTCGTTGTCGCCCTTATTGGCGTTATGTCATACAGGGTGGCGCCCGACTCAAGGTACATTTTTAGGTTTGTGCCAACCCCAACGATTCGCTCCCCGGTTGTTATGCCGAAGTCTTTTATTGACCGTATAACCCCTTTTAGGGGCGTCGGGATGTACTTAACCCAGCCGCCAATCTTCTCAACACGGCCCTTCCTAAACCTAATCTTGTCTGAATCAAACCAGCCAGAATCCGCCGTATACTGAGTGCCCTCTTTGTTTATACCCGGCTGAAATGTGATCTTTGTAAGGGGCATACCTTAATAACTCCAAATAACCGGCTCCGGCAAGTCATGGCAAGCGTCCAAGTGAATAAATCGCTGGCTTGCGGTTCCTTTTTGATTTACGCCAATACGCCAAACTCCAAGGGCTATTGCGTTTTCAACTAGCCGGTAGGCCTTCCATCCAGAAATATTTATATCCACGGCCTTTCCTGTAGAGTGCGCTCCCGGCTTGTCTTTTGCCGCCTCTATAGGGTGTTCAGGGCATCGATAGCCAGAAGAAACGGGAAGAGCAAAGCCGCACTCGCCGCGAATAGTGTTAAGTACGTGGAGGAAAGTTTCATCAAAATAGTTTTTGTTACATCCGCACTTACAGCGCAACTCTTCTTCAGTAAAATACGAACTCATCGCTTCTGGAGCAATGTGCTTATTTTGTCAGCGCCTCGTATGCCGAAGCTGGCAAAGACTGCCACAAACAACAGATACTGATACCATTCCGGCAGAGAGTTAAGTTGCTGAAACGCAATCCCCACCCGCTCAATAATTTCTTGGTCATTCATAACAACGCCGTAGATTATAGAAACAATCGGGGTTGACAGCAGGATGGTAAACCACTCGTCCTTCCAGCTAGTATTGCTGGCTTCGGCCATCCGTTGCTCCCAGATTGCCGTGTTAGATATCACCTGCATTTGCGCCGTGTGCTTGGCTTTGGACTTTTCTCTCTGGCCTGCCAACCAGTCAGTAAACAACCCGGCCACGGGGCCAATAAGCGCAGTCCACATTATTTGTCAGCCTTTTTGTCAATCTTGATTTCGATCCTGTCTAGCTTGGCAGAGATTGATTTGAATTCCTGCCTTAACTCTTCGCGCTTGACATAATCGGCGGCGACTGCGACTTTTAGGCTATCAATTTCTTCGTCGAGATCTTTGTGTGAGTCCCACAGCACCTTGATGAGCCAGCCAAACCCCGTCAACACGACTCCCATCAATGTGTGAACGATTGGTTGCTCAATCATCATCTAGCATCCTTCTGGCTCTTTGCTTGTCGAGGAGGTGGGCGTCTAGGCAGTGGTTGTCTTGCCAAAAAAAGATCTTGTTAATTAGCCGGTACATTGTTGACCAAAATCTACTGCCATTCCTTTGGCGAAAAGACCTTCCAGACAGAGATTCATTGGGATTGTCACTCAAGAATATTGCGCAATTTGCTAGCTGAGACAGGCAGTCTCCAATGTGAATAAGGTACACCTTTACAGAATTCATGAATTACTCCCCAGACAGGATTTCAGCGGCTCTTCCGGCGCCTATCAGACCTTGAGACTCAAGGTAGTTAACTCCATCGATGGTTTCTTGAAGCCCAAGATCGATGTATTCAGCAGATTGAATGTCATCCAAAAACACCCGGATTATGGTGTCGGTGGAGTCATACATTGCAATTTTTTCGGTCGTCGTAAAGAGACTTCTAAACTCGTACCGAGTTATCCGGGCGGCCATTGGGGGAGGCGGGGGGCCCGGCTCATCAACAACCAACTCATACTCGGAATAGTTGTCGATCATGAATTGCTCATCAGCAACTATCGTGTTTACAACCTGACCACCATCTAGAATTTTATATAAACTCATGTTATGCGCTCAATATCTCAACAAGATGAACTATTCCAACCCCTCCGGCTACTGACTGAACAGTCAATCCGGCGATTGGATCAACAAATCCGCACCCACCGCCGCCACCGCCTATGCCAGCCATGCTGGTATCGAACGGATACGTACTACCGTTGAGATCGGACCCAATGCCTCTGCTCCCGCAAAAAGGCTCTGCAAATATCTGTGGTCGCGGGCCGCTCGCAATGCTTCCACCGTTAATTAGGATGCCGTCGTAATAATTGAAGTTTTCTTGTATTCTGGAGGGACTTGAAAGCGGAATGTTTGGCCGAACAATTTCCGAATAAACAAACCCAAAAACACTGTTGTTCTTCATCGTCCTTACTTGGTTATACCGTTGCCATCCGCCGATATAGTCGGCCAAGTTGAAGTAATTAACACTTGTATTAGCGCCTTCCTCGATTATGTTCTGGCCGCATGGGTGAGCACCAAACCCGCCACCCTCGGTAATGGCGTCGGTGTGATCTCCTCCGGCGATAAGAGATGTTGATACACCAAGTATGTTGCAAGCACCGCCCCCGCCACCGCCAGTGCTGGCGCTCACCGCACCATCTCCGCCAGCCCCGCCGGTGTAGTTAAATAGGTTGCCTCCCGATCCGACACCCCCAGCGCCTCCTGAGGCGACTATATTCCCGTCTTGGCTCTCGTTTATTGCCGCGCCGCCGCCACCGCCTGTTGCTTGGACGGTGGTGATCCCAGATCCAGCAAAAGATGATGTGCCTCCGGCATTGCCGTTTAGCTTTACGTTTCCAGTGCCTAGTTGTGCGCCGCCCCAGCCGCCAACGCTGACCGTATAGCTTTGGCTTGGAGTCAGATCAAAGTAGCTGGCCGCAACGCCGCCACCGCCACCGCCGCCGGCTCGGCCAACTCCTGATGTGCTTCGACCAAAGAGACCTCCGCCACCGCCGCCGCCGATAACCATAACGTAAGCCCCCTTAATGTTCGCTGGAGCTGTGTAAGTGGTTGAGGAGGTGAAGGAGATGGTTCTTCCTTGGTAAGCGCCCCCGCCACCGCCGCCTATTAATCCAGTTAGTGTACTCATTACATCAATCTCCAGCCTTGGGTTGCGTCACCGGAATATACAAGCGTTATCCCTACATTTGCTACGTCTATCGTCATGTCTTCTGCAAGTCCTGATATGTTGCTTCCGTTGCGACCCACAACAGTGTCGGTGGCACTCCCAACGGATATATAGACGGTGTCTCCGGCCGCTGGAGATGCAGGAAGCGTTATTGTCTGAGTGGCTGATGTTACCGTTCGGAACTGCTCGTCCGACAACGTGGTTGACCCGCCCGTGTCTACTGACGAGTACAGATCTATGTTGCCCGAGGTCGTTACCGAGCCAGAAAGTCCTGTACCCCCCGACACACTCGTAACCGTCCCTGTGTTCGCCGTGGCTCCGGTGGCGATGCCGTCAAGCTTGGTTTTGTCTTCATCTGTCATGGCCCCCCAAGCGCTTGTTGTTGCCGCTGGGACGGAGGCGTCACTGCCTGTTGAGGAAGTTATTGTGAGCGAGGTTCCATCAGCGGTTGCGCCAAGATCCGTCGATCCGCTCGTATCTGACCAAGGCACATTAACAACCGCCTGACCATCACTATTAAGCTGTATGCCGTATGTTTTGCCAGACGCTGAACTAACGGCATTTGCCGCCACAGTCTGGACTGTGTCCGAGAAAAGCTCTACGCCACCTAGCGCGGTAGAAGTTGCCGCTGGAAGGGTGTAGTTGTTTGCGTTGCTATCAATCCCGTCGAGCTTGGCGCCATCTACAGAAACGTCTCGGCCATCGACAGTAGCGAGGGCCTCCGATAGCACAATATTCCCGCCGAACGTGACAGACGCGTCAGTTACAGTTATCTCTATTCCGGTGGCGTTGTCGTCTATGCCTGTAGACGCAAAGTTTGATATGGTCCCGCCGTCAATTGAGTTTCCGCTAATCTGGTCATTTGCTAGCGTTAGCGTTCCTCCTGATATGTCAAGAGTACCGCCAGTGTCTACTGTTACGCCACTCGCCAACAACGTGCCATCCACGACATGGTTCTGAAGCAGGTTGGTTACTACGGCGCTTGCACCTGCGCCATCAAATTTCAAAAAGGCTCCATATCCAGCCGCAAGAACATAGTCGTTGCTTGCGTTGTATGTGCCCTGAAATATAATCGCAGAGCTTGAATCGCCAAAGCTATTCTTAATGTAGCCTATCTTCTCTGCATCATTTGGGTCTAGGCGAATATACGCGCTTCCGCCGGGACTGCCGGTTAGCTCAATCGAAAAGTTTCTTCCGTCAGAAACGGCGCCATCGTCATTTGTGAGCGTGTTTGGCGATCCAGAAGTTCCCGTCCCCGTAATACTAACGGCGACAACACCGTTGACTGCTTGGTCTATGATGTCAAAGTTAATATTGGTAGTGGTTCCCCACGATCCGGCCTGTTCGCCGGTCCCGATTTTCTCGATACCAAGGTTGGTCGTATATGTACTGGGCATCCGTTATTCCTCTATGCCGCCTCTGGCGCTATTTCTAACCATCCAGCACCCTGAGATGGAGTTATCTCGTTAAACCCGGCCGTTTGAGATGGCGTTATTTCTGTAAAGCCGGGAATCTGAGACGGGGTGCTTTCCGTCCAAGAAGGAGCTTGATCTGGGGATATCTCCTCAAAGGAGGGGTCTTGATCCGGATCGATTCTGCTCCAGACAGCAGTCATGTTAGGCGATCCTTATAATTGCGTTGGTGGCATCCGCTGTAGGGAAGACGATTGTAAAATCCCCGTTTGTTGATGACTTGTCAGACCCAAAATCAAGAACAAGAACCGTGTTCGTGGTTCCGGTGCCAGCGCCTGCCGTGGTGTTATAAATCAAGGCCCCTCTAGCCGTGATCGTTGAGCTAGAGAACACCAAGTCCTGAAAGTCGCAAAACGCGGTTGTGCCCGATCTGGTTGGGGTTACGCTCGTAAGCGTTCCGCCGCCGGCAGAGTAGCCGGTTCCAGACACCTCATTGGTTGCAGTGTAATCGGTTGTTGATGCGTCAAAGGTTGCGCTGTTGGTATACAGCGCCAGCTTGTATGTATCAACTCCATTGGTAAAGTTGTGCGTAGCCGCCAGAAGCTCTTCCTTAAAGGAAGTGCATATATAGTTCCCGGTAAAGGCCATCTACACTCTCCTGATAAGTTGAGCCAACTCAGGCTGGCCCGCCTCTGTTAGCGCATTGCAAACCGTCGTCCTATCTGACTGAATAGCCTGCTTAACGTAAAAAACAATTACTTCCCTAATGGAATCCCTAAAAGACTCTGCTTGTTGCCGAATTGGCTCAGGCGCACTGCCAGAAACGCTGATAATTTTTTCTAGGCAACGCTCGGCAACTTCCTCTGGGGTTGACCCTCTGTTCTCTGTTGTGTGAACAGCCACGCTACCAACACCTCCAGAAAGCATCAGTCTCTTGCCTTCCTAACGTCGCCAGACCTATAGCTGTCCGTCGTCGTATAACCCTCGCCATACTGCTCCAGCATAGTCAAAGCCTCTGAGTATCTTTGGCTATACAGTTGCATAAGGTCAGCATCCCCCTTGAGGTAAGTATAGGCCTCAAGAAGACAGCCGTAGAGCAGTGCGTTTTCGGCGTTATCGCCAAGCCAGCTCGTCCCCGAATCAACAATGGACTGAGGCCTGTAAAAATAATGAAGCTCTACCGGGTAGTTGGCGTCTGGAGTTGGCCCAACTATAAGGTTGGTGGTGTCAAAAACACCATAAACCCTTGGCGCTCCTTGAGCTGTTGAGTCTGGGTATGCCTGCCGGATAAAATTTGCGCTCTTTATTATTAAATATTCATAGCCAGAGTCATCTATCGCCAAGGAGTACGGAGACAGATAATCGCTTGGCAGTCCTAGATACTGATTCCCGGCAGTAAGAGTGCCCGCTGAGTTCTTCCTAAAGACGGGGAGCTGTACTCGCTTCAGTATTCTCTCTTCCGCCTGCCTAATGATTATTGGTATGTTGGAGACAAAGCTGGTTTCATCTGACTCCACATAATCCTGAATTGCTTGGCTCAGTGTCGCATATGTAAAAGCCATCAACCAATCTCCACTGTCACACGCCCAGCCATAGCCGCCATGTCGAGCCCCACAGTGCGACTACCCAAAGCAGTATTGCCGCCCCCCACAGGATTCCAAGAAGAAAGCGCTCTACTTTCATCAATGTTTTGATCGGGTCTTGGAAACCTAAGAGCCTGAGGATCGTTTGCATCAACTTCTCCCAGCTTGTATTGTGGGTTGTCTTTATCGACAACATCTCTTCCGACGAGAAGTCCATTCCATCTACCATCCTCAATTTGACGGACGAGATCTTTCAGCCGATACCTGAAGCCAGTCCTGTCGCAAAAGCCAAAAGCCTTCTTCCCCGCCGCGTAGCCACTCATAAGTCGTTATAACCTCCCGGAGAAACATGCAGTGCCGCTTTCTCTCTTGATGCATCGGCGGCCAAGCTCCACTGCTCGTCATAAACCTGCTTTAACTGAGGTGCCAGCGCCATCGCCTCGGGTCTCTTGCTCGCTATGTAATAGGAGAGGCCAGAAACCAAGCAAGGTAGATATCTTGCGGGAACATCGACGTTGTTTGAGCCCGGCTTGCCGCTATCCTCGATACGCTCCAAGTAGTAATACGAGAACGTGTAAGATGTCACCGCATCTGGGACGGGCCAAAAGTGAAGCGTTATGTTTGTCGGCTTGCGTTCCACGTAGAACTGCAAGGGTCTGCCCTGACTAAGCTTGTTTGTCTGTCCGGCATACTGACTGACAGATATCCTATCCATCCTCAAATCTGTCTGCCTTGAAGGATCTCCCGCATTCGTTCTCAGAAGGCCCTCAACGATATCCAGCTTTTCTGCCGTCAAGTCGTAAGATGCGGTGCCTGCCGTAAGTGACATTGATGCGTCCCTAACCGTCCAGAGGTTAAAGCCCCTGTTTTGCCATTCAAGCATAAGCAAATCAAGGCTACGCCGAGCAGTCTTGTAATCATACCCGCTTCTAAGCTCAAGGCCCGCCCTTTCATACGCCTCTTCAAATATCTCTGACAAGTCAAGAGTAAAGTTGTAACTGCCGCTAGTGGCCATATTTCTTCCTCAGTCTCCGGGCGGAAATGTCGCCATCTTCATATTAGAAACGATCCACCCCTTAGGGATGGCTAGCTCGGCATCTCCTTCTATAATATCTTCGCCCTCAACGATCATGTGAGGGCAGATCACGATCTTTTCGTCATCTTCGTAAATCAATGCGCCACAAGATATGACGGTCGCAGTTTTTTGCTCTTTGAGGTCTTCGAGAGATCTCCATCCGGTGTTGGAGCCTCCAACCGCATCCCTCCAGACGATTCGGTGTATGGTCACCACTTTGTCTTGTCCGCCCAATACGCCGCAGACATCTTACCCTTTTTGATATTCCTTCTGTGCCTAGCCTTAAATGACTTTCTCTTTGCCTTCATCTTGGCAGACTCTCCACTCTTAGGCTTGCCAGCAGTCTTTGCCCCCTGCTCCCCGAAGCGAATGATCTTTTCTTTCCCGCCCTCGCAAGCCTTCACTATGTGAGACTTCTTGGGGTGATTCGGAGTTCTCCTAGGCTTGTTGCAGGCCATCGACTTTTTGTCAACCCTTCCGCCTGACTTGTAGTATCTTCTGGTCATGCCATACTCCTGTGCCGTGCAGTCTTTTTGGCAACTTTTTTTGGCTGACTGGAGTGCTGTTTCCCCTTGGCCGTGTCGGCCCTTTTCTTTCTGGTGGTGGAGGCATACTCGCTACTGCTAAGGGCTTTGATCGCTTTTTCCGGCAGGTAACGCTCTCCAGTTGCCTTCGACCCTTGGGTGCTGGGCTTTCCGGACTTTGTTCGCCATTTTTGCTTAGTCCAGTTTTTTAGAGACTTTTGAGGTTTTTTGAGAGACATCAGTCTTTATACCCCCCTCCGCTATCCTTGTATTTCTTGGCTAGCATCTGAGCTTTTCTGGCAGACCATTGACCGGGCTTGCCGCCCTTATCGCCAGCCTTTATCTGATTAAACAAACGCTTACGAAGGGATGGCTTGGTGTAATTGCCAGCCTCATTAACACGGGACTCTGTCTTTCCGCCAGAAGCGTATCGTCTTCTCATAGCCTACCTCACGCGGGCGCCTGATTTATCCATAGCTGTTGTGATGAACTATAGGTGAGGACATCGCCATCCTGCGGGTTTGTAATCAAAACATCCGTTAACTCATTGATTGGCAATGGATAGGTTGGTCTAACCAAAATAATACCATTGGGCGATGAACTAACAACAGTGGCCGCCAATATATCCGGGGTAGGGCTGGGTGGCTTAACTTTTGTCAGGGAGCCTGCTGACGACCCACTTACATATAACAAGTCACCATCTTGCCAGTTTTCTGCCCCACCGCGAGTATCAATGCCCCTGATTTTGCCGAAGGAGGTTATTCGGCCATCCGAATTATCGGGGATATCCTCTGCGGAAATGCCGACAAAATAATCAGTGGGTGTAGATGGCGAGGCCAAAGAAGGCCCAACCGTAATTCTTCCAGAGTTTCCAAGGGCTCCAGTGAACTCTACAGCCGTGCCCTTGTCTATTTGAGAGCCGGTATTGTTTCTTACTTGAAAGAAAAGCTCTTGACCAAGCTCAAGCTCTACGCCATTACCTAGATTAAGCTGAAGCGTATCAGAGTCTTGGTTCCAAGTAAGGGTTCCCTTGCCATTGTCGTAGGTTGTGTCTGTGTCGAACGTAACATGGTTAGACAAGAATCCATTGTTTGACCGGACAGGGCCAGAGAACGTAGTTCTGCTCACAGCAACACGTTATGCGGCGTAGCCACCGACAGTGGATCAATCAGCTCAATACCTTGGGCCACCTTAGACTCCTCAGAGCCATTCGGGGTGCCATCAGCCCCAGACATCCACTGTATGCACCACTGCTCCCAGTTGCCTCTTGATACAACCTCAGAGCCGAGCCAGAAGTTAGCATGAAAACGGCTGTCCATAACCGCCGGTGTTACCTCATTGCCGTCCTCGTCTAGCACCGCAGGGGTGATGACGTGAGGGCCGATGCGTGTCACCGTGTTACCCTTGGCTGGGACG